AAATGTAAACTTGACAATAGGAAAAGTCCAAGGATCCAGAGCTGTAAATGCAATTTTTGAGGCGGATGTAACGCTAGTTCAAGCAGCATGGTTAAACGACGTTTTGAACAGAATATCGGTGGCGTTCACAAGGCACACGAACTCGTTGACGGTGTTTAGCTCTGCGGCAGTGGCAGAAAGTTTCGTAAGCCAAAATCTTTTACCACACCATATAGTAGGTTACAAAAGAGAGGACATGGAACATACACTGCACCCGAATGCAATAGATGACTTGGTAAAGCCTTTGATTAGCATGAAATTAAACTCAAGAATATCAAAATTGAGGGCAGTATTATCAGCACCATTGGTATTGGAGGGTCATGCTGTCAACATCTATGAAGAGAATTCAGAAGCTCCCAAAATCTTAGCCAAAGGAAGACAAGAAAGCGTGGAAATCCAAAATTTTTGTTTCGAACAAGGCAATTTTGATTTGGTAGAGCCGGAAGAAATGGACTTAATAACTTCCGCACCAAAAAGAGGATTGACCATGCGATTGCCAGGACCGAAAGTAGTTAGAACAGACGTCCGCAATGAATTTGAAGGAGCAAGCAAACTAGCCGATATTCAAGTGAATTCTTCAGGCTTTGATTCCTTCAAAAATCTAGTGGACAGACAAATAGCAACGACAAAAACCTCAAGATTCGGCACGGCAGATATGCAAGAAGGTACAATCATATACAAACGATTCAAAGAATGTTTCTACGCATCAGATTACACAATATTGGATGTAGAGAAACAAGCCTCCTGGTTAGCTGAGACTGAAGTAAATGCTCTGAATATGATAATAACTGGCGAACCATTGGGAGAAACAGCCAGAAGTTTGACAGTAGACGCAGAGTATAAAACTCAAACCAAAGCAAAGGCCGTGCCAGGTTTCGCAGCCACTGTGCCTTATGGACAATCGATATTGGCAAATTCGAAAGCTTTCAATGCACATTTTTCAACTTCTCAACCAAAATTATATCTGAACTTATCGAGAATGTTACGAGACGGAGCGATATTGGATTACGGAATGTCCGATCAAGTTTTATCTTCAAGATTGCAAATATTGGGTTTGGCAGAAGGAATGAACGGACCAAAGAATATACAAGCGGATGTCTCCAAGCAAGATAGTTCACACACAGCTGCTTTTCTTTATGCATTCATTTTGATCGCTCGTGATGCAGGGTTGGACGAAGACAGTCTACTATTCTATCTAGCATATTCTAGGAAGTACCATTTTAGATCCAGGGGTGCGGATGCAACTCGTTCGTCGGTGTCTTACAATTTAGGATCTGGCGATCCGTTCACATTGATAAGAAATGACGTAATGGAAATGTGCGTAATAGCCTGTAGATTTTCAAACGCCAACACGATGTCAAT